CAAATTCAGCAACGTTTGGATCAGGAAAACTGAAGATAGCGATGCTATCAAACACTAACCTTGGATTCGGGGGATCTTGGAATGATGTACTTTGGATTAGTGCATATAATGGTAGTGATGTAAAAGGGTCACACGCATTGGTGTTCGACAAGTACAGTACAAATGTTTACGTCTCTGACCAATCATACGACTCGGCGTCATGGGGTACTGGATACCAATTATGGCACACCGGACACTTCCAACAAAGCAGTATTAATAATTGGAATACCGCATATGGATGGGGAGACCACTCAGCGGCAGGATATGCATCAGGTGACTTCCTATTAAAATCTGGTGGAACTATGAGTGGTGCCATTAACATGAACGGTAGTGGTATTGATATGGTTAATGGTTCGATAAGTAATGTTAACCATATTACAATTGCAGACCCAGGACCAACAGAAGGTATTGAATGGTTAGGTGGTAATGGGTTTAGAATTGTTGAATCACCAAACGACTTAACAACAAACAGTGGTGGTAATTTACAATTCGTTAAATCAAGTACAAGAATATTAACTTTAGGATCAAATGGTCAGTCAGAATTTACTGATAAGTTAACTCTAACATCTTCTACTTCAGGATCAACAATATTTGATATCCAAGGTACAAGTGGCCAGTTATTCTCAATCACTGATGATTTGACGGGTGATCTATTCGCGGTTTCAGATTCATCAGGTGTACCAATCCTAAATGTTAATGCGAATGGTGCGGTAACACTCGACCCACTTGGTTCTTTATATGTTGGAAATAATAAAGTAATTAATGGTAGTGGTAATATTGAGTTTGATGGACCTGTAACCACATCCAACCAAGGTAGAGGTATCTATTGGACAGGTTATGATAAAGAAGGTACCACAGATTTCTCAGATACCGCACATATATTACACACAAGTAATAGTGGTGGATTGGCAGGTTCTGTCATTGAGATTAAATCACATAACGATGCAACTGATGGTGTTAACTTTGTGGTTAATGGTAACAGTGCGGTTAGAATCAATGGTAACATTGTGGTTCACGCAGGTAACTATACTTCATACCAACAACACCCAACGATTACCGCGGCTAATTCTTCAGATAACTCGGGTAGAACATATATACAAGACATCTTATTAGATGGTAACGGACACGTTACGGGTGTTACAACAGCAACAGAGACAGTTACCGATAGTGGAAATGATAATGATATAGATTACATAAGTGGAGCTACGTTTGATGATACTACAGGTGTAATTACAGGCACAGGAACAGGTAATGCTGGATTTACTGTCGATATTGATGGTAGGTATTTAACTACTGAAACTTATACAGCACACGATAATATTACTGCGGCCACATCTTCTAACAATAGTGGTAGAACGTATGTTCAAGACATTTTAGTAGATGGTAACGGACACGTTACGGGTATAACTACGGCTACAGAAACAGTCACCGATAGTGGAAATGATAATTACTATGTTGATGGATTAAGTTTCGATACTGGTAATGGTGTTCTTACGGCGAGTGTGAATGGGGCAACTAATCAGACAGTCGATTTAGACGGTAGGTATTTAGGAACAGGAGACAAGGCGGCAGATTCTGATTTACTTGATGGTTTAGACCTTCATACGGGACGTAACAATGAGGCAAATAAAGTAGTACGTACAGATGCAAACGGTTATATCCAAGCTGGTTGGATTAATACAACATCGGGAGCGAACGGTGCTTCAGATACCATAAGTAGAATTTACGCGTCGGGAGATGGTTATATTAGATATTATAGTAAGGCCGACTTCATTAGTCAATTAGGTTTAATTACTACAGGTAATATTGGTTCACAATCTGTAAATTATGCAACAACGGCAGGATCGGCGGATATGATTGATGGTGTTGCATTTAGAAACACAAATTCAACTGGAGGGATTGATGCGGACTCCTTAAATAGTGCGGGTATCACATACTACACAGGTGGTGTGACAAACTTCTCAGGTAACGCAACTGACGGAGCTCTTTACTCACAAATATATAGTTCATCATGGCAACATCAAATTGCGGGTGACTATAGAAGTGGACGAATTGCGGTTAGAGGTAAAAATAATAATACTTGGCAATCTTGGAAAAAGATACCGGCGGTTAATGTTTCTACATTCAGTAATGTGGGTACCGTTACTTTTACCCATGGTTTAGGAACCGACAACGTGATTGTACAGGTATATGATAGTAATGGTGATTTATTTTTCCCTTCGGCAATAAATTCTTTAAATGGGGTGGTTGTGGTTAAATTTGAAACAAATAGATCAGGAAGAGTAGTCGTAACAGGATAAAAAAGAGTTAAATGATTAGAGAAAACGTAATAGTTAGTGGTTCACTTGACGTGAGTGGACAATTTATCATACCAAGAGGTAGTAGAGGGGAAAGACCTACTTCACCTGAGATAGGTTCTATGTACTTAGAAGAATCTACAAGTGGTAGTTTCGTTGTTACATACACTGGTTCATCTAATTATGATGATGGTTGGGAACCAGTGGGTTCGCAAGATACTGACAGAACAGGATTCAAATACAGACAAATAATAAACTATTCATATTTGGCAGGTGGATATAAGTCAGGTTCACCTTGGAAGAATGTACATAAAACAATTAACGCAACCGACCAAACATCTCACTTAGGTGAGTTATTAGATTACCCTGCAAACTATACCTCAGGGGCGTGTAGTAAAACTAAATTATTTCTTTGGTCAACAAATACGGATGGTGCTCATAAAGGCGCAACTAACATACACTCAACACATACATCAGGTATTGATATGGTGAATGAAACAACATACACCCACCAATCTAAATGGGATTTATTAAATGCGAGAGATGATTGTGGTACCCTATTTAAAGAAACGGAGTTTGCGTATGTTTTTGGTGGATCTGTAGCAACAGTTGAGAAATTCAATTTAACAAATGAGACAATGTATACCACTTATTATCCTGGTGGTTCACCATATGTAACAACAACTTCATCTATTACAAGTACTTTAGGTTCATCAGGATTCTCTGATGAAAATTATGGTTACGGTTACGGTTCTGAAAGTGGAAACAAATGTCACTTTGCTACTGATGTGTTCGAGACAAGGGCATCCTCATGGGCGTCTAGTGGACAACAGAAAGGGATTAGTTCTAAGGTTGGTAAAGGGTATTGTGGAAATGAAGGTACATATAATGGGGGTTATAATTTGAGAAGATGGGATGTCTTTACTGAAACCAATATAGGTAATGTACCTAAACCCCACCAAAATTGTGGTGAAGAAAACTTCACATTAGGACAAGACCATCAATACATGTTAGCAACATACGATGGTACAGGTCAAACAAATACAAGTTGGAAATTCTCATATACGACAGATACGGGTACGGTAAATCCTGCAGGGTTAGCACCAGGTGTTAACGCAGGTGCATCATCAGGACATTGTGGTTGGAGAAATTAACTATTTATAGATATGATATTTGAAAATTTAGAAATTAGTGGGTCGTTAAGAGGTCAGGGAATAACAAGACCACCCTCAGGTGCAAAGGCGGATAGACCTTCCTCACCTGAAAAAGGATCTATGTTCTTAGAAATGACGACATCGGGTAGTTTCGACAATAGTTTTCTAATGGTTTACACGGGTAATGGAAATGATTCTGGTTGGGAGAGAATTGCGAATCAAAGTAATTTTGGTAAAACCAGTTTTAGGTTCAATCAAATTATTAACTACTCTTATTTGGCGGGAGGGTATAAATCCTCATCACCTTGGAAGAATGTACATAAGACGGTAAACTCTACAGATCAAACATCACACTTGGGTGAATTGTTAGATTATCCTGCATCATATACTTCAGGTGCGTGTAGTAGAACTATTTTCTACGTATGGTCTGTTAATAATGATGGTGCATGGAAGAGTGCGAGTAATGTACATGGTACATATACATCTGCGATTAATATGGTAACCGATACTAATTATACACACACCGCTGAGATGGATACTAATATAGCAAGAAGTGATTTAGGTACGATGCATAAGGAAACAGAAATGGCATATCTTTTTAGTGGGGGTAGTGCCACTGTTGAGTTATTTAATTTAACCACAGAATCCTTACATACGGCATATACACTATCAACAATAAACGGTAGTGATGGTGGTTCGGCATTTTCGGATGAACTATATGGTTATGGTTGGACTTCAAGTGGAGGTGTCAAATTAAACTTTTCAACGGAAACTTTTGCAACATCCCCTCATTGGTCAAACCATTCACAACAAAAAGGTATCTCATCTAAAGTTGGTAAAGGTTATGCCGGTAATGAAGGTTCATATAGTGGTGGTTATAACTTAAGGAGATGGAGTAATCAAACAGACACCAATATAGGTAATGTTGTCAAACCCGATGGTAACTGTGGTGAAGAGAATTTTACTATGGGTCAAGATTGGCAATACATGTTAGGTAATTATAATGGTCTCCAAAACAATAATTCATGGAAATTTACATACGCAACTGATACGGGTACAACAAGTGTAAGTGGGTTAAATCCCGCAGTAAACGCTGGTACTTCATCAGGTCATTGTGGTTGGAGAGAATAAAATTTTAAGAATATGATATACGAAAATATGTCCGTTAGTGGTTCACTTAAAGTGGACAGAGTTACTGCAAGACCACCGAAAGGTGTTAAGTCACAGAGACCATCGAACCCATTATCTGGTTCTTTATTCTTGGAAGAATCATCAGAACACACAAGTTATTTAATGGTTTATACGGGTGTGTCTAATGTGGATGAGGGTTGGGAAAGAATTTCAGCACAACAAAACGAAGGAACTAATTTTAAGTACAGACAAATAATTAATTATTCTTACATCGCCGGTGGATATAAATCCTCATCACCTTGGAAGAACGTACATAAGGCAACCAACGCAACTGATCAAACAACCCACATTGGTGAGTTATTGGACTATCCCGCAAACTACACATCAGGAGCGTGTAATCTTAGAATATTTTTTATGTGGTCTGTAAATACGGATAGTGCACATAAAGGACCAACGTCTCTACATAGTAACACAACTTCTGCGGTCAACATGTTTACCGACACTAACTACGCCCACCAATCTAACCATGACTTACAATATAGTAGGTCCGATTGTGGAACCATGTGGAAAGAACATGAGTTTGCTTGGATTTTTGCGGGTAACAGAACAGAGGTAGATAAATTTAATTTAACTAATGAAACGACAATAACAAACTATGGGGTAACCTCGATAAGTAGTAGTGGTGGAGCGAGTTCTTTTTGTAATGAAACCCATGGATATGGATGGAGTACAAGTAGTATAAAAATGGAATTCTCTACGGAGACTATATCAAGTTCATCAAGTTCATGGTCAGCACACGGACAACAAAAAGGTATTCCATCTAAAGTTGGTAAGGGTTATGCCGGTAATGAGGGATCTTACCAAGGTGGTTACAATTTGAGAAGATGGGATACATCTACAGATACGAATATTGGTAATGTTGCAAAATTAAGATCGAATTGTGGGGAAGAGAATTTCGCTATGGGCCAAGATTGGCAATACATGTTAGGTTGTTACGGTAGTTCTTTACAGAATAACGATAGTTGGAAAATGTACTATCAAACAGATACGGGAGTTTTAAATCCCGCGGGTCTTCCACCGGCAGTAAACGCTGGTACTTCATCAGGTCATTGTGGTTGGAGAGAATAGTAATAAACACTTTATTTAATTGTTTTTTATACTTATATTATAGTAAAATTTTTATTATATGAAAGAAGAGTATAAATATGAAAAAACCAACAACCTAAAAGATGGTTTAGATACTAAGTTAATTGAAGTTGCGGAACAAGTTTCATTCGCACTACCAAGGTACAAGGCAGAAAATTTTGTTGGGGGTGCACAAATAACACCTTATGCGAAACTAAAACAATGGTTACTTGAACTTAGAGGTAGAGAAGACGCCGTAGAACATTTAGAATATACCGTTAAAAAACAGGATTTGGAAATACAAATCCAAGAGGAGAGTAAAGAATTTTTAACAGACCCTAAAAGAAAACAGTTGGTAGATCTCACAATTTCAGATATGAAAATAGATCTTAGAAAATTTAAAAGAAATCTTAAAGATGCTTACATAGAGAGACAAGGTTTTATTGATTTAATAAAAGATTTCTTAGATACTGACGATGCTAAACTACCTGATGGTAGTGATTTAATTGATGTAATCGGTAATAAAGAATTAGAAGATAAATTTGAACATGAGTATTGGACTGTTAGGATGGCAAAACAAGCAATGTTAGATATGATTTCATATGGTAGGATCGGTACAGGTAACTTGGATTCTATTTTAATGATGTCCGCAGAACAACAAAAACAAGTTTTATCT